CCAGAAAAATATTTGTCAGAGCTATCAGCTCCTTCTGGATATAATTCTAAAGTTACTGAGTTTCCAGGAATGAGTGCTTCTTGACCTGAATCAGTTCTATCATAGTGTACTTCTACAGTAGCAGTAGCATCGCCTCGTAGAGCTTTATATGATTTGTTTGAATCAGTTAGTGCAGTATCTTCAACTGTATCTGCAGTCATATTTAAAGTAAAATTTTTCACTTCACCTAAAGTGCTTCCACCTACTTTTACAACTCCTGCTTGTCCTGTTGCTGTTGCCATGTTTTACTCCTCTTCTTTATCTTGTTCTATAATCTTTTTTGTTTTCGGTCTAGTCTTTTCTTCTTCTTTTTTATAGCCTTGACTTAGGTAGAAATCAAGATTTTCACTATCTGTTTCTATAAAATCTTTGCCATTAGGAAAGAATATTTTAATTTTTTTAGCCATTACGAACTCCCTCTAGTAAATTCATACAATACTCTTACCACAATTCTTACTCCACCATAAGGAAATAATACGCCCTCATCTGTGTTAGCTTCAATCATCTGTGTATGTAAAGCATTGCCACCTCTAGTTATATCGTTATCTAAAGTTTCTTCAACTACTTCTATTAATTGGTTTCTTAAAGTATCTATATTAGAAGTTGTTCCTTTAACAAATCCTACAATAACAAAATCTATATTAGCTGATCTTTTTCCACTACCTACGCCTCCTAGAGTGTGAAGTTCTCTAGTTTCATCTCCAGATTGAATATAAACTGCTGGGAATTGTGCTTGTGCTAATTCTTCTGGTTTGAAAGGCTCACGCTGTATAAGTTTGAAAGTAATAGGCGAACTAACTGCTGTAAGTTTTGTTATAATATCTCCAGCTATATTTTCTCGTTTACTCATCTTATCCTTGCTTCTTTACTAAATGTTTTTTCAAATACGTTAAACAATCTTCTTTCTTCTGTTTTAGCAATACCAAAAAAAGGACGTCTTGGCAACTTACCTTCACCTGTATGATGTCTAAATGCTTTTTCAGATTCGGCAGCTCTAAGAAAAAATATTTCTCCTGTTGAACCTCTAACTCTAAATGACATTGCACTAAGCATAAGACCATCTAAAACTAAATCAACAAACTTATTCTTTTTTCTTTTGAAAGCGTCAGATTGTTTATAGCTTTCAGAATATTTAATAAATCTACCTCCACCTAACTTTTGACCTTTTCTAGTTCTTTGATCTATTATTTGACGACCTAATGCACTTGCTTTAGCTAGGCTTCTTCTAGTTGCAGTTGGAAACTTATTAATTACTGATTTAAATTTACTGTCAATTTTTACAGTATTGGCTTGTACATTTATTTTTACAGCCATTGATCATCTTTGTAATCTTAAATTATGTATCGGCTCTTTTTCACTAGCTTTAATAGTTCCTGATGAGTCCTCGTCATATTCTACGCCATCACGTAGCACAGCTTGAAACTCTTCAGCATATTTTGATCTATAGTAATCCATCTGTACTTGAAAACTATCTTTACCTTCTCCTGTATCTGGGTCTCTAAACTTTGATAGCATTGGAAATATATATTCTCCTAATGCTTTGTAACAAACTGATCTTCTCCATTGAGCTGGAGTGAGTTTGGAGTTTTGTAATTCTAATGTTGTTACTTTTGTAATGTCTTTATATCTAACAGTGTGTCTGTATCTTTCCCACCATTCTTCACGTACTTGTCTAATAACATCGTCCTCTGCATGTTGTAGTTGTGTATCAAAACTACTGATACCGAAACTAGCAATATCTGGTTGATATTCTTGCACATGGCTTAATGCTACTGAAAATACTGAAGTTGCCATTATTTACTTTTTTTCTTTTTTGGTTTTTTTTCTGTTTTTTCTACAGGGCTATAACCTTTGATTTCCCAATAGTTTAAGTTTTTTTTGTAATCATCTTCCTTACGTTCAATGATCTTATCGCCTTTTTTTAATTTAATCATGCTCATAATTTACCTCGTTTAATGGGGAGGATAAACCTCCCCACATAAAAGTTATTAGTTGATTACTGATTCGTTTAGCATTTCAATGCCATACGTATCATGAATCTCACCTACGCCATACACTGCAGTAGCGACGATTTCGTCAGCTCTGAGTGAAGCATCACGTTGGCTCTCAATCTTTAGATCTTGCATCATAGCTAGAGCTAAAGCGTCTTGAGAAAATACTCCACCTTTACAGTTATCTGTATCAGTAGTACCGTCAACGTTTGATGATTCAAAAATTTGAACACCAGCGATCTGTCCAATAAAGCCAGTTCTCATAGCTTCATTTTGTAGATCACCACTTGCTGGGTTTACGAAAGTATTTGTTAGTGATTTTTTCACATTGTAAATTACTTTCGGATTGAATACACCATAATAAGGACCTGGTACATTAGCTTGTCTTAATGTAGCCACAGCCTTGAAAATATTATCAATAGTTAATTCAGTTCCTGCACCACCAATACTTGTTGAAAAGCCATCAAATAAGGCAGTTAAATCTGTGTCTATTTTTTTTGCAATTGCCTCACCAAAAAGTCTGCCAATGTCTGCAGCAACATCTCTTGGCGCAGAATTTCTTGCCAAGTCCGTTAATGTAGTCATTAAGCCTACTTCTGACGCGGTAATAGTTACCGAAGTCGGATTAATTGCAGTGTTTGAAAGGTCAGTCGCTTCATTTACAGCCGCTGCACTTACTGATGAATAAATCGGCACTTCTACAGATTTTCCACCACCAGCGATTGTATAGTTACGTACCAACCCACGCATGATTGATTGCTCTTGAGCAACAAATAATGCTTCTTGTACAATTTCCGTAAACAGTTCGGATACTGTACTCGAGGTCGTTTCGTTAGCCATAATAATCTCCTATTAGCTTTTGGTTAAATCAATGACAGTTGGCTTGCTTCTTCTATCCTTACGATATGCAGCAAATTTTGCTCTATCTTCAGGCTTTGCCATGTCAAGTGCCCCAATATCAAACGGTTTTGGGTCAACCTTACCCACATTAGCCACACTTCCACTACCCGAAGGAGTTGCGCTTTGAAAGTGAGGATTCTGCGTCAAAAATTCAGAAACAGCTTCATCAATAGAAACTGGTTCACCTTTACCATTATAGCGAGTGTTTTTATTTTCATCAAGTACTTCTACTCTTCCGTCATCATTTAATTTAATATTTGGTTTCAGTAGATCTGCAACTTGTTTTGGATTGATTGCTTTATGTTTTGATGAAGCCTCTAG